CCCGATCCCAAACAACCTGTATACTATAAATCCAGCGACTCGCAGGGCCCCCCGGGGAGGGGGTGCGGGAGCCCCTAGCCCGGCCGTGGCGGCCGTTGCCATTCTAGTAAGACTCTCGGTGTTGAGGAACGAGACACCATTATTACTTACTAGAATGGCGTCCCGGTGTCCCGTAGGGACCGCAGGGGGAATTTATTCCCCCTCAAGGGGGTTTGGGGTTTCCCCAAAAGTACAAATATGCCACGAGAACCCCATGCTATCGGAGGAAGAACGGGAACAGGCGGGTATGGAACAGGATGGATGGCCAACATTCGTGCAGCGAATAGGGTTTTCCAACATGGAAGACGAATTTACAACGAGGTGCAACGAATCAGAACTGACCGCCGTCGTGCTCGAAACGTTCCCCCCGGTAGGTCCGCCCCCTACAAGAAAAGAAAAGTTGGTCGGGGTGCTAGCGGCAGTGGTGGTCCTGCTGCTGATGACTACTATGCTGGTAGTGTACGGCGTGGAAAGGTCCGTAAGCAGAAGCGAAAGTCAGTAGTCAAGTTGAAGCCAGCCATGAAGGAGGCGATTAAGCGATTATTGGCTCCTGGAGATGTGACTGGCAAATACACGAAAAAAGTGGTTTCTAGCCTGTGGTTTGGAGGAACACCAGAATTTGGCGGGAGCGTGTTCGATAACAAGCAGAAGGTGGAGTACTTGGGCGTTCCTTTTGCGTTTACTCCGAACTCGTTCAATGAAGCCGCCTCGATTCTGTGGAGAAACCGCTCGGAGCCATCATCTTCGGTGCCAGGGTATGACGCTGGCGTGGATTTCCAAAGGGAAGGCTTGAAGATGGTGGTGATTGACTCTAGCTGCCATGTGACGTTTAGAAATAACTCTAAACGAGCATACAAGTTGAAATTCTTCGTCTTAGCGCCAAAGAAAGTGACGAACATTGAACCCAAGGGAGATCTTTCGGCGCGATTGACGGAGATGAATGAAGGCACTAATTCGGTCAATAACGGAGCGAATGTGTTCAGCGTGTCAATGGAGAAAATAGGACTCGACCCGCGTAGCATCCCCGGTTGGAATAAGACTTGGAGCGTCGAATTGCATGACATCTTGCTTCAGCCAGGTCAGTCGCATATTCAAGTTGTTCAAGGGCCAAAATGGCTTGACATGGACTGGAACAAGTTCTTGAATGGCGGTGATTATATCGAACAGCAGAAGTTTATGCGATATATGATGGTGTTCTATCACACTGATCTGATTGCCAGTGGCGGTGTTGCTGGAAGTCCTGCAGCGCCAGGCCAAGCTGGTTATTATGCTGAACAAGGTGATATTGACACAGGGTTGTTTGATGGATTCGGAGTGTTAGTTGATCAAACATTCCATTATCACCTGAAGATGCCAGAGCAAGTTGGCTTCCAAGTCGAGGGTGGTGGACCCTCTAATGGAGAGCAGAGTCTCTCCAAGCGTCGCTATGCCTATGCCTACTCTGATTATATTGCAGGCAAAATTGGTACTCTTGAGCGTATCGATGATGAAGCTGGAGGAGCTTTGGTGCAAAATTAAATCAGAGGAAATGAGTTATATTAAGTCGTCTTAATAAAGCATCCTTTGTTTCCTGATCTGCTAGTGGGTACCAGTCTCTGGGGTCGAGGTTGCTGGTGATCCAGATTCGTGTGGCTCGCAGCACTGTTGATGAACCTTTAACTTCCACGATGACCGGATAGCGATCCAACCATTGGAGCATATATGCGATATCGATCCCTCCTCTAAATTCATCGATAACAACGTGCTCGTGACCACGGTATCCATCCCAGAATTTCGTCCTTGGATTCTTAGGATAAGCGTCCATTGAAGCCTCTTCCCAAGCCCTTCGTGACTTACCAGTTCCAGTTCGACCCCAGTAAACTGAACAAGAGCGCTCCAAAGGAATTGGTCGTAGATGGTCCTGGCGAATACGGGACAATGAGTTGTAATAGCGTACACGTACATGACTTTCAATGTTTTCAAGGTTTCCATCCACAGCCGATTTCCAGATGTCGTCCCAGTCGGTGGTCTTGGATAGCTGTTTAGGTCTTCGGCCAAGCTCGAAACGGGTTCCATCAACATAGGTGTCATCCTTCCAGACGTAGTCGTCGGCTGCTGCTGATCGGGTGAGCTCGATGTGGACATCGTCTCCGAAGATGGTCTTGAGTTTGCTTCCTCTGACTTTTCCGGTGATAACGAGTAGTTGCCAGTGCGAGAATCCAGAAGCCGCTGTTTCAAGCTGTCCCCTGATGTAGAGAACTGTCGGCGGAAGGTATGGCGTGAACGACGCAGCTGGGGCGGTGAGCATCCAGTAGCGTCCTTGCATTTTCCAGAGGGGGTCTTGTGACATGTCATAAATGTCCCAAAATCCCTCTCTTTTTATATAAAGTGGGCCATGAGCTGGCTCATGAGCACGTCATATCACATGTGTGGCTGGAGCGGCCGTGTCGGCCGACTGCGCCACATCACGTGATTAGGATTAGGTTTTAGGGTTAGATTTAGGGTTAAGTTAGGGTTGTGTTTAGGGTTAGTTTACTCTCTCTGCTACTATATATATTCCCGATCCCAAACAACCTGTATACTATAAATCCAGCGACTCGCAGGGCCCCCCGGGGAGGGGGTGCGGGAGCCCCTAGCCCGGCCGTGGCGGCCGTTGCCATTCTAGTAAGACTCTCGGTG